TTACCAGACATTGTCAAAGACGCAGAAAATATTCAGCTTGCCGGTCAACCCAAAATTAACGGAACAACAGTTCTATAATTTTTTAGAGTTTTGTAAACAATATAAGGAGTGGATTTTTGATGTATATTTTACATCAAGGATTCCTCCTTTTGCACAAGATGCAATGGGCGACGTGCTTGTAACACAACAAGATGCTATTTCGGCTATCGAAGCCGCATTGCATATCCAGCAAGAAACTGGTATAACTGCGTGTGCAACATTCAATAATATTGAAGTACCTCCAACCCAACAATATCTAGAAATATGGTTAGAGTCCTTTCAACCATTATATGACGCAGGTATTCGATCTGTAATTATTCCGCACATACACTGGATGGCAACTGGACAAATTAAAAATAGGTATCCAGACCTATATGTAAAAAATACGATCTTAAGAAATGTAACAACAGGTGCAGAGTTTGTTGCTTACGCTAAAGCAGGGTTTGATTATATCTGTGTTGATAGAGATTTAATGCGAGATAGAGATGCATTATTAAGATTAAAAAAAGCCAAACAGTTTGTTAAAGAAACAATGAACAAAGATGTTACTATTAGTTTATTAGCAAATGAAGGATGTTTAGGGGCTTGCCCAATGATGGACGAACATTATGAATTTAATAATACCAGAGACCAAAATCGACCACAGTATTTTGCAGACGCTATTAGCAGAGTCAGCTGTCCTAAGTGGGATCATGAAGATCCTGCGGTACCTTTAAAGACCGCTAATTTACCGCCGTGGAGAGCAGACTGGGAAGAATTCTTTGATTTGGGTGTTGATGTTTTTAAAATGCATGGTAGAGAAAGCATAAACCGATTTAATGAAACACTTGACATTGTTCGCAAATATGTTGCAGGTGAAGAAATTCTTGCAGACGGCTTTGAAGAATTTATTGAGGATACTAACCTAATAGAAAAACCAATTAATATTTGGCGCGAAAAAATTAAGAACTGTAAGTTTGAATGTTGGGAATGTCAGTATTGCGATAAAATTGTTAGTAAGAAACAACAAGAAAAGATAAGTCCTAAGGTACAACATGCAGTCGATGCAGTATTGCATAGTGCAATGAATAATATTGACATTGATGTTATTGGATTAACAAGTTGGAAAATGGAAAGTTTAATTAATAAACTTGCAAGCAATTCCACACGTTATTTAGAAATCGGAAGTGCGTTAGGAGCAACAGCATGTGCGGCCTTAAAAAATAATAAGTTAGAAGTAATATGTGTCGACACTTGGGAAGACACTTTCCAGCCAGCAAACGAATTGTTCGTAATGCCGGAAAATAAGAAAGAAGATTTTATTACCAATGTCAAACGATACAAAGGCGAAAATAAAGTCATTGTTTACGAAAGCGATATGCTAATGGTAAACAGAGAAGAAATTACTGATGTTGATTTTTTATTCTATGATGGCCCACACGACATTGGATCTACAATAAAAGCCTTAAAATACTATGCACCGTGCTTATCTAACGAAGCAGTTATCTTAGTTGATGACGCTAATTGGGAAGGTGTAGTTCAGGGAGTAGACGAAGCGATACGTGCAATTAATGTCGATGTGCTATATTCTAAAGTAGTATTAAACGATCAAGAAGATATTAATGCTTGGTGGAACGGTTTTTATCTTTTAGTAGTTCGAAAGAAATTAACCTAAGATATCAATTACGGTTTGTATTTTAGCTCTTATAATTTTATTATTTAGAGTTACTCGTACGCCGTTGTGCAATGGCTTCGGCCAGTGATCTAAATCGCACCAGCAATATCCACTATGTTCGTTGTTTAATTTAGGAATAAATTCTTCTTTTACTAGCAACAAATAAGTGTGATAATAAAATTCTTCATCCTTAGAAATGTATTGTTCTAAAGGAATGAATTTATCAATCTGCGGCAAAAATCCTAATTCTTCTTTAATTTCTCTTTGAAGAGTGTCAATGGGTGCTTGATCCATTGGTTCATTTTTTCCGCCAACAATACCCCAAGTTCCGGCAGTTTTTCCTTGGTTACGATGCAAGAACAGTAGCCTTTTTGTATCTTTAGATAGAAATATTCCACCACTACAAATTATATTCATATTATAATACGCCAGTTTTCAGGAGCGTATTCTCCTTCAAAGCTCTTGCTCCATATTTCACCGTCCCATAGGTACTGTATTCCAGTACGTAAGTTAGTTATATATGTTAGCGTACTTACACTTTTCGAACTGAAAATTACGGACCAGGTAGTTCCGTCCCAGGTGATAATGTCGTTAGCGTTTGCTACTAGATATGTATTGTCACTATTTTTCCATGCTGTTGCCGCAGTACCTTGACCTAATGCAACTGCTAAATTTGGGTCTGTATTAATATCTTCTAATATTAGATATCTAATTCCGCTAGTTGGGTTGGATGGAACAAATGTAGTAGGATCTATAATAGCATCTATGTATGTTTTTCCACTTCCCTGGGGAACTTCAGTGTTAGCAGGTATTGTATCAGCATCTATATCTAAATGCATAATTGATTCATTTAATGGATCTAGACTAATACGGGCACTAATTTCTTCACCACTAGGTTTCATGAGTCTAATTTGAGTCAATCCCGCAATAAATTTGCCAGGATATAAATCTAGAATTCTATACCAGTTTACATCTGATCCATATTTTACAGGAGCTTCTCCGGTACTATTAGATACATGTACTCCTGGTGCTACAAGTTTAGCGGTATTGTTTACAACCAACAAACTATAATTTCCTATAGTTGTTGCTAGTATACTCGAGGGCGATCTTCCTTCAAAGTAATTAACTGAGTCGATATTTTTAAAGTCACCGCCTTCAATTGTTCCCGGAGCTTCTACAAAGATTGAAGTAATAATACTTGTAACAATTCCCATTTGTTTAACTTTTGCAGGAGTTGTTAACCATGCTGGTGCTAAAAATTGCATAGTAGCAATGTCAATATCTTGTTCAGTGCCGGCTGGAATTTGTCTGTTAGTCCAAGTCATGTCTGTAAGTTCTAGAGTACTTAAACTAGTCCAATCTAAATAGTTGTCGGTAGTTTGTAGTTCTAAGCTAGGACGGAACAACACTAATAATTGTTCTAAAATTTGTAATTTTTGATCTGTATTAGTTGTCCATATATCTGCTTGAAATGTTAAGTCGTAAGGCACAGGCATTAATCTTTCTACGGTATAATTTTCTCCCATAGTATTAATGTATTCTTCTTGCCCTGTTTCAGGATTAACCCAAGTATCTCGTTCTTTAATATGCACCTTACTAACATGAGTAGGATCTTGTAATCTTGATCTTGCGATACTTAAATTTTTAATATAGCAAGAAATCATCGGAGCAGACGGCATAGTGTTTTCACTATTTTTGCGTTGAATATTTGCAACTTGACGATTAGTATCACCGTATCGAACTGGAACCTGAATAAGTTTGCCCTTAGCATCTTTATAGCTAAAGCTACTCATTAATCTCATGAATTGTGTTAGATAGCGTCTTATTTGACCATCATAAAAATGTTGAATTTTAATTCTCCTTATTCGTCGGCCTTGGCACGTAGTACTTTACTTAATGCTTGACGCTGTACCACAACCTTATTAGCGATTGTAGCAGTTGTTGTATTATTAATAAATCCGGTAATTTGAGTTTGGCGTGTTTCTGAATTAGGATGTGTTGCGGTACCGTCAAGTGGCTTGTTGGTAATATCCATTCGTAGATTATCTTCATACTTAATCCAGTGTGCGCCATCAAATCTAAACAACCGCATAGGATAATAGTCTGTTCTTAAATGGAATTGCCCCTTGACAGGTCTTTTCGGCCAGTCAAGTCCGAAGCTATAAGGAGCACCGTTCGGTGGCGTTCCGTCGTCGGTCAAATAGCCCACATAAAAGTCTTTTTCAGGACTCCTTAGTATAACACTAGCATCTATTGCGCCTTCGTGTGTTAAGTCTACATTAGTATCACTAACATCCTCGATATCAACTTTGCCTTCGTTGTTTAGTGGTAAAACAAAGAATGGAGTTGTATCGTAGCCGCTTCTAGGAACATCTGCTTCCGCTTGTGCAATCACCGCTTCATTTACAGCCAGTTGATTATTTGCAGTCGACATCAAATCTCTAATAGTAGTATCAAGTTCTTGACCCGTACTTTGGTTAACAATTTTCTTATCAAGAATTTCGCTAAACTCTTGACTATCGACCATTGGTACACATTTTAATCGCAATAAATGCGGGTACCAAGTAGGACTAAATCCTGATGCGGCCCGTGTAACTTCTTCTATAACATAAAATCTTTTTAATGCGACCATTGCATCATCTAATGCATATTCATCTTTTAAATGCGGTAATTCTAATACATCACCGGGCATTAGTTTTCTGCCCACCATTTCTACACTAGAACGCAGATGCACATGTAACAGTATAGTGTCGTTTTGTAAAAAAATACCAAATTGACTTAGGTTAAAAGCAACGTCCTGCATTTGATAAATTGCTCTACAAATATACACATCCGGAGAATAATGTCTATCTCTGTTCTCCATAAACAGTAGATCCTGAATACCTAGTTCCGGTATAGGATTAGTATTATTTGGAAGTGCAGGAGTCGCACTCCCTGATTCAGGCGCAACGGGCCCTAGATATTTGTGTATGTAAATATCAGTTCCGCCCACTTGAAATTGTTCGTTGATCACGCGGTCAATAAACTTAAAATCGGCACCTTTTTCTGGCTTGTATAAAGAGAGTCTTGGCATAGTA